GAGGATTTCGGATGACGCTAATCCGCTCTCCGATCCATAGCCCCATACGGTCGCCGATATACAATCCGCTGGTGGGGAAGTGGGGCGATGCAGATCCTCTTGGCTCCTGGCTCCTCAACGCCACCTATGCCGACTATGACGCCCGCAAGCTCGACCGGCTGCTTCAGGAAAGCACCGGGCAGACAGCGGTAACGGCATCGGCTGATAAGGTTGGGTTGTGGCTAGACGGCTCACGGTTCGGCGGCAAGACACTGGCGCAAGTAATAGCGCAGGCCACCGAGGAAATTGACAATCCTACTTTTGCCAATGGCGGAAGTGGCTGGACCGCAACAAACTCAACGCCTGTGTATGGCGCAGGCCAGGTTGCTGTTACTGCAACTGCCGGGTTTGGTTTTGTCGAGACAAATCCGGGCGCACCCGCGGGATGGTATGAATTTACTGTCCCCGTTCTTAGTTTGACGGGAGGCACATCCGCCGCAATAAACGTTGTTGACAGCAATGGCACTACTTATGGCGGGGGAACCCTTCGAACAACGCCCGGTACATTAAAATTTACATTCTACAGTCCATTCTCGATACCGAGAATTCTCCTTCGATCTTCTTTATCCGGTACGACGGTAACGTTTGGAGCACCGAGCCTTCATGCCATCCCCGGCAATCACGGCTCGCAGGCCACATCTACCCAACGCCTAAACCTGCTGATCTCCGGTAGCCGCTACACCCTCACGGCAGACGGCACGGATGACAACTTGCTCAGCACCTATCTGGCAGGCTCGGGGGCCAACAGCATCCTCTTAGATATCGATGTGCCGGCCACCCTGTCCGCCTCACAGGTTGTTCTCGGCATGTCGGGATCAGCTACCGCTCGGCTATCCCTTGGCATCAACACATCGGGGCAGTTGTGCGCTGGTGTGGGGTCAGATGCTAATACCACCATCGTGGGAACGACAGACTGGCGCGGAACCAGGCTCATCGCCGCGCTCTCGACAGATGGTAGCACCGTAAAGCTCCTGTCCGCTACCGGTGAGGAGTACTCGGCGGCACAGAACGGCTCCCCGACCACTACCATCCCGGCTCGGCTCGCCGCGAACAACAACAACGGCACGGCCTCAAGCTTCTTCGGTGGCGGCATCGCTCGCGCCATCATAGCGCAGAAGGCGATGGACCTCGCCACGTTCAACGCGATCCGCGCTCAGCTTTTGGCATCCTAGGAGGCCATCATGGACGATATCCAGTACATCGTATTCGCCATTCCTGTTGCCTACGCAGAGGTCATGAACCGCGTCTGGAACCAGATCAACAACGACAGCGGCGACAACCTCTCGCAGCGCTTCTCGGCTAATGGGCAGGAGCCAGCCTCACATCTCATCGGCGGTCTGCCTATCGATGACGCCACCAAGGCAACCTATCCCTATTCCAAGACGGCAGACTTCACGCTCGATCCGCTGGGCCCCGCAGGTGCCTACACCCAGCAGCAGGTGGATGATGCCGTGACCGCGCTGGAAAGCGTGCTGCTCACCGGTCCCACGCTTGGAGAAGCCGGCCCGCAGGCGTTGGAGACCATCTGTACGCTCATGGGTATCCAGAGAATTCTGCTGGTTGAGTAATCCATCCCCCGGCAACCTCCCCTCAAAAGGACTCGAAACAGGAGCGCCATAAATGGCCACAGGAACCACAAGCGGTACTGGCGCCCTGACTGCGGTCGGGCCGAACTACAAGTTCGCGATCAAGATGGATTTCGGCACCGGCTCGGTGGACATCGAGGAGAAGATGCCGTCCGGAAACTGGATCAAGGTCGTGACGGGAATTACCGCCGACTATTCGAGCATCTGGGAGTCGCCGGCGCTGACCACGATCCGCCTCAACGTAACGGCGCATTCCGGCGCCATCGAGTGGGCAGTGATCCCTGCGGATCTGAAATCCTAAAATCCTGCCTCAGAGCAGTGTTCGTCGCCCGCTTCGTGCGGGCTTTTTCATGGTCACAGCAAAGGATAAACGCAAATGACCACGCAGCCCCGTCCTTACAAGTCCATTCTCGGCAAGAAGTTCGGCGTCGGCGCCTACGGCCAGATGGTCGGCAATGGCATCAACCTTTCTCAGCCTGCGGTCGATGCAACGATCAGCATCAGCGCGGAAGGTGCCACGACTGGCGACACTCGCGACATCACCATCCAGTTGAAGGATGCCCACGGCCAGGCCATCGACTACGCCGAGAATTTCGAGATCATCATGTATTCGAGCTCGGCAATGACCGACTTCGTTGCTGCCGGCGGCTCGACGGGCGTTCAGCAGGGCGCGACCGGCAAACTCCTGGCCATCGTCGCCAAGAAGGTCTTTGCCTGCATCACCAGCACGGCCGGCGCATGGGCTGGCAGCTATCTCGATACCGGAACCGCTGCCGGCTATCTCGCTGTTCGTCTGCCGAATGGCCGTGTCATCGGCGGCGGCACTGTCACCAACGCGTAGTGACTGAGCTTGGGGTGGTGTCTCAGTTTGAAATTTCAGCCACGCGCTTTTTGTAGGAGCCGCGCTTTCCTGGCTTCGGCGCAACGGCGTCCATTTTCTCGCAAAGGTCTTCCATCGACCACAACGTCTTGGACACGCCAGCGGCCATTGCCGGCGTCATCTTCAACGTCTTGTGCCAAGACCGCCGTAATTAGCCAGACTGGCATGGCTCGTGTGCTAGGGCCGTCGGCGCGGATTTGCGAGAGAAAATCGAAAATCCCCTTAAATTTCAATGGGGGACCGGCGGCGCGGAACAGCCTCCCGCGACCATCCACGGTTTCGATGCAACGCTACTCATCGACGTAGGGTGTCGGGCTTGCGCCTTCAAATGCGATTTGAGATTTCTGAAATTTCAAACTGAGACACTACCGAGCTTGGAGGCAACAAGCTTTGTCCAAGGACGAACTGACACAGAAACAGGAGGCGTTCTGTCTCGCATACGTTGAGACCGGGAACGCCTCCGAAGCCTACCGCCGCTCGTACGATGTTGCGGATGAGACAAAGCCGGAGACGATCTGGAGCGAGGCCAGCCGGCTCGTAGCTGACCCCAAGGTGTCCGCAAGGATTATGGAACTGAGAGACCGGGCGAGGGAAATAGCGCTTGTCTCGGTTGGCTCACTCACGGACGAGCTCGAAAAGGCGCGCAGTCACGCGATGGCTGATCCCAAAGGTGCGGCGGCAGCGGTCTCCGCCATCATGGGGAAGGCCAAGCTCCATAAATTGCTCGATGACGAGAAGCAAAGCACTGGCGTTCATGTGAGCGTCACCATAGAATCCAAGGACGCCGCGATCCTGTGACATTCACCCTGACGCGGAAGCAGGAGGCGCAGCTCGCTCTAATTGCCTCCGATGCCACGCACATCATGGCTTACGGTGGCTCGCGCTCGGGCAAGACATTCGGGTTCGTGCGGGCAGTTCTGATCCGGGCTCTGGCCCACAAGAGCCGGCACGCAATCCTCCGCTACAGGTTCAACCATATCAAGGCATCAGTCATCCTCGATACCTTGCCGAAGGTCATGGAGCTTTGTTTCCCCGGCGTAGACGCCAATTGCAAGCTGGACAAGACGGATTGGTATTACTCCTTGCCCAACGGCTCGGAAATCTGGTTCGGCGGCCTGGATGACAAGGAGCGCACAGAGAAGATCCTGGGCCAGGAATACGCGACGCTGTACCTAAACGAGTGCTCGCAGATCCCGTACGCCTCTCGCAACATGGCGATCACCCGCCTTGCCCAGAAAACTCCGCTCAGGCTCAAAGCCTACTACGATTGCAACCCGCCTGGAATGGCGCATTGGACCTACAAGCTTTTCGTAGAGAAGAAGGACCCTGATCGCCGGACGGCGCTGGCGAATCCGACGAACTACGCTGCCATAACCATGAACCCGAAGGACAACGAAGCCAACCTCCCGGCCTCGTATCTGGAGGAGCTTCAAGGCATGTCGGAAGCCATGCGGCGACGCTTCTGGCTCGGGCAGTTCGCCGACATGTCGGATTCGGCACTGTGGACGCTGGAGCTTCTAGACCAACAGCGTGTCGTGGACGGCAAGATACCCGAGATGGCGCGCA